GCATCGACGAGCGCGGCGACGTTCGTGGGCGCGCCATCCTCGCCGTACTCGATGGCGGCGCGGTCGATGAAAGCCGCGGCGTCGGACGGGTCCGCGAACTTGCCGGATGCCGCCGCCGTGATGGCCGCGTCCGTGAGCGTGCGCCGGGCGCGCTCCTGGATTTCGCGGGCCTGCTCTTCGGCCTGGGCCGCGCGCTCCTGCGCCTTCTCGAGCTCGGTCTTGCTCGCCTCCGCGATCTTGTCGAACTCGGCCGCCTTGGTCTTGAGCTCCTCGTAATCCTGGAACTGCGCCTTTTGGCGCGCGAGCCGATCCTGGAGCAGGCGGTTGACCTGATCCTGGGTGAAAGTCTTGTCCGCGGCGGCCTCGGTCGTGGTCGTGACCTCGGTCGTGGCCTCGGGGGTCGTGCTTTCGGTCGTGCCTTCGAGCTCCGGCATGTGCCGTGGTCCTCCCTACGGAGTGTGCGGCCCTACTTGGTAGGGGCCGGTGTCTCCCCGCCCTGCTCGCCCGGCGTTTCCGGGGCCTCGGGCTCGGTCGGGGATTCGGCGGTGGCCGTCAGGATGTTGGCGGCCTCCGACTTCGAGTAACCCAGCTTTGTGAGGGCGGTGTGCTGGTCGATGAGGTTGGCGCCGAGCTGCTTGAGGACGGAGTCCGTCAGGGCGGATTCGACGTCCGTCTGAGGACGGGCCCAGACGACCTCGGACCGCTCCGGGTTCCGCTCGCCGCCGAGGATGCGCGCCAGGCGCATGGCCTCCTCAATGCCCTGGCCAAAGGTCCGCTGCTTGCGGAGGACCTTCTTGACCAGGCCCGACTCGGCCGAGCGGATGGCGTCGCCCGAGGGGCTCTGGCCCTGCTCGATGAGGTAGTGGCGCGGCGTGCGCGTCGTCACGGCGATGTGGAGGACCTTCTGCTCGATGGCCTTGATGTAGCCCTCGAGGTTCGTCTCCTTGAACTCGCCGAACCGGGCGTTTGAGTCCTCCGAGTAGATGAGGCGGTCGATGGCGACATCGAACGGCTCGACCGGCTTGTGGTCGTCGTCCTCGTGGAGCGTCAGACCCACGGCCCACCGCTGCTTGTGCGCGCCGAAGTAACCGGCCAGCGCGAGCAGGAACAGGAAGCCGTTGATCTGCATTTGGACCTTCCAGACATCCGCCAGCTCGCTCTCGCCCTCGAGCAGGAGCCGCGGGCGGTTGCGGAGCGGCACGATGTTGACCTCGCCCAGGCGGTTCGGGATTTCGCCGTCCTCCTGGAGCATCTCCCAGCGCGACGACACGGCCTCGAGGTCGAGGGCGTTGGCCGCGGTGACCGTCGTGGACGGCGCCAGCATCGAGCCGGCGCCCCGGAAGCGCACGATGCGGTCGGGGAGGTAGATGTTGGCGCGCGCGTCGCCCGTCAGGTCGTCGAGCCAGAACTTGGCCGCGGCGGCGCGCTTCATGAGCGCGGTTCCGGGCTCGTAGGCCACGATTGTCTCGAGCGGGTCCTCGATGCAGATGTCCGGGGAGCCGTCGCCGTTGACGTCGTCCCAGACCGAGAGGTATGAGACGCCCTTGACGAGGCTCTCGAGGAACGACACCTGGGACTGACTCTCCATGGAGTTGGCCGTCCAGATGGCCTCGGCCTTCTCGTCGGCCGCGTCGGTCCCGGTGCTGAAACCGTCGACCGCCAGGCGCTCCTCGACGACGTCCACGACCAGGCGCATGAAGTTCGATTGAGACTCCTCCAGGAGCCGCTTGAACTCGTCGCGCATCTTGGCGCGGTGGGCCTCGGTGAGGAACGGGAGCGGGTGCTCGCCGCGGTAGAACTCCTCCATGCGCTTCATATCGGCCTTACGCATGAGCTGGCGACGCTCGAGGACGTCGAGCCACCAAATCGGGGAGCCGGGAGTCGTGTCTACCTGCGCCAAGGCGCGCCCTCCAGTACGTGAGGCGTAGGCATTGGCCTACGCGAAGCCGCCGGCCCGGTGGACCTTCCGCTCGTCGGCGGCGCCCCAGGTGGCAAGAGTGGCCGCGACTAGCGGCGTGATGTCGACGCCCGAACTGCGGCGCGACCAGGCCCAGGCATCCCCGAGCGTGCGCGTACCGGCGCCGCGCAGGGCCGCGCGGAGCGGCGCCTGACCGAGATGGCGTATCCGGGCCTCGGTGACGGTGTCGACGAACTCTCCGCACGCCTTGGCGTATTCGCCAGCGTCGACCGTCTCGACCTTGACGCCGCGGCGCTCGAGCTCCGGGATGAGGCTGGCGCCGGGGCCGCGCGCGTCGGTGATGACCTTGGTGGCGCGGTGCTGCTTGATGCGCTCCGGGAGCCAGCCGGTGACCCAGCCCGCCCCGCGGTCCTGCGCCACGACTTCGACGTGACGGAGGCCGTCCGGGCGACGGCCGGAGGCGCTGATCGTTGCGCGCGAGCGGTCCGGTGAGACGTCGTAGGCGAACGTCGGCGCCCCGGTGATGCTCGAGCGCGCGTCGCAGAGCGAGTCCCAGATGTCGAGGTCGATGACCGTGTCACCGTCCTCGGTGAACCAATCACCCACGCCCAGCCGCTCAACCGCGAACTCGCGGGCCACGACGGACTTGGTGCCGCCCATCTCACGGTACTCGGCCGCGATGTAGTCCTCGTCCAGGCGGATGCCGAGGGCCGGATTTGCCTGCGCCCACGTCTCGGGGTCCAGGCCGACCTCGGGCGGGACGTCGTCGGGGTCGTCGCCCTCGGCGCTCCACTCCATGTAGGTCAGGCGGGGGTCGCCTCCCGCGATGGCGCGCGCCCGGACCCTCGAGAGGACGAGGCCGTGGTCATGGACCAAGCGGTCGACCGCGGAGCCCGTGTACCAAATCTGGGGGTCAGGCTGGGCCGAGAGGATCGGCATGACGGCGCCGAGGACGGTGGTCGGGACCTCCATGGCCTCGTCGAGGTAGAGCACGCTCCCCGAGAGGCCACGTCCGCCGCCCTTCGTCCGCGTGCGGAACCGGATGCGCTGGCCGTTCTTGAGCTCGATGCCCTCCTCGCCGTGCGCGCGCGGGGCGCGCTTCTTCTGCGAGTCGAGCCAGGGCGTGTTCTCGACGTGGAACACGAGGCGCCGGAACGCCTCGAGGCTCGTGTCGAACAGGTGGGCCGAGTGGACCTGGAGCGGCTCCCCCAGGATGAACAGGCCGCCGAGCTGCCGGGCCTCAAGGATGCCGTTCTTCCCGTTCTGGCGCGGCCCGACGAGGGCCATGGCCAGGGCCGCCCACTTGCTTGAAACCGGGTCACGCCTGAGCGACTTGCGGAGGACGTACTTCTGCCAGGGGTCGAGGATGAGCCCGACCGCCTCGGAGAGCTCTAGGACGGCGTCGGCGTCAGGGTGGTCAACTCCGGGCGCCACCCACTCGATGCGAGGCCGCTGCAATCCTGTCCTTACGCCGCTGGGCGATTTGGTCAAGTGGGGTGTCCTCCGACTGCGGCGGGTTGAGCTCGAGGAGGCGGTCAAGCGCCTCCTGGATTCGGCCGGCGCACATCGAGGCGGCCGTGGCCGATGTCCCAGGGCTATCGAGACGGCGGGCCAGGTTCAGGACCGAGGCCGCGAGCGCGGAGCGCGCAGGGTCGACGCCCAGCGCCGCCAGCTCGGCCACCGCGGCGGCCTCGACGTCACCAACGGCGAGATGTCCGGGCCGGTCGCTGCCCCGCGGGGCGCTTCCCCCGGTTGCAGGAGGCGTGGGATGGTCCAAGGTAGGCGCTCCGGTCGTCGGTGTGGTCGAGGTCCCAGGGGTCGGTGGGCAGGATCGCGCCGCCGCATCGCGCGCACGTCGCCGCGCCGAGCGCGACGGCCTGGGCCACCTTCTTACGGAGCCGTTGATGCTCCCGGCCGTACCCGCGCGCGGCCATCGAGGGCCGGCGCGGCACTAGACGAACCGCGTCTCGCGGACCCAGATGATGCCCTCGGACGCCGCCTTGTCGGGCGTGGCCGACTCGAAGCGGAAGGCCCAGGTGCCCGAGATGTCGAGGTCGACATCGAGGGAGTAGGTGCCGTCACCGTTATCCGTGGCCTCCCCGAGAGTCTGCTGGGTGCCGTCGCCTTTGATGACCTTGACCGTGACCGTGGCGCCCACGACGTTCGTACCCGCCGCATCCTTGAGCGTCCCGGTGACCACGATGGAGGCCCCGACATCGCAAGTAAGCATTGTCACCTTATGTCCGCCTTGAGGTCGAGGGTGGTAGCCAGCTCGGTCGTGAGTTGGAGCGAGTGGGCCTCGACCGCCGAGAGCTCGATGTCGCGCGCCAGGGTCGCCGTGAGTGTCATCTTGACCAGGCGATTGGGCGCGATGTGCGAGAGCGCCCCGCCGGCCACGCGAACGGCCGAAGCGATGCGCCCCGAGAGAAGATGCGCCAGGCCGGGCACGAAAGTCCCGCCTCGGGGGGCCTCGGAGCTCGAGACGCGGCCCGAGTTGACCCGCGCGAGGACTCCGGTGAGCGCGCCACCCCGAGGCGCTCGAGGCGATGCGGCCGGACAGAATGTGGGCCCCGGCGCTGAGAAGCTGACCACCCCGGAGGGCGACGGCCGTGCCGACGCGCCCGGAGGCCAGCGTCGCGACCACCCCGCGGAGCGAACCGCCCCGGAGGGCCGCCGCCGAGCCGATGCGCCCGCTGGCGAGCTGGGCGAGCACGCCGCGGAGCGATCCACCCCGGAGGGCCACGCTCGAGGCGATTCGTCCCGAGGCCAGCGAGGCCAGGACACCGTGGAGGGCCCCGCCGCGGAGCGCGACCGCGCCACCGATGCGGCCCGAGGCCAGCGAGGCCAGGACGCCGTGGAGCGAGCCA